TAGATGCAGTAAATACTGGTCAAGTTAAAAAGGACCATATTCGTACACATTATGCTGCCTACTTAGGTGTACCATTAGACAATGTTAACGTATTGTTGGATACACCGCATCAAACTGTTATTGATGACTGGACTGATGACTTTGACAGCCCTGAAGAGTGGACTCGTTGGGTAGGTCGTTATTACCGCCATAAGATTAAGTTAGTTGGCGCTGCTGCATGGAAGCCCGGTGACTTGTACAGAGAGTTGTCAATGGACTTTGTACATGAACACTACGAGTCTCAAATGCCTTTGTACTACGGTTCACATGAAGGTGCTATGTTTAATCGGTCTGCTGCACGTAACGCTGCTGTAGACTCAATTAAGAAAGATTGGGAAGTTGTTTGTTTGTTTGATACTGACGTGTTTGTATCGCATGAACAACTTTGGGCTGCTGCATACTTATCATCTTTAAAAGACGAGTGTGTATTAGCTTTTACTACTTTTGTTACATTAGAAAAAACAGAAAGCATTAAAGTTCTTCGTGGTTTTAAAAATACTAAAAATAAAGGCTATAAACAACATCCTTCTTGTGCTGTATTTATTCCTAAAGGTCTTTGGGAAGAATGCGGTGGTTACGATGAACGCTTTGCTTCTTGGGGAAGTGAAGACAGAGCAATATGGTTTGTTTGTAATGCTTTAAGAGGAAATACAGAATCTTTGCGTATTCCTGGATGTGCTTATCATCTTTGGCATCCTATTTCAAAAGAAAGAAATCCACATTTACTTGAATACCAAGCCAATGTAGAGCTTGGGAAGCGTTACAGGACGTTTTCAGGGTGGACTAAGAAGGGTGGTATTATTCCTGAAATAAACGCCTCAGAATTGAACCCAGAGCAAATGAGGGCTATTCTCAGGGAACCCGGTGGACCTAAAAGCGATTACGTTAAAGTAGGCAGGCCAACAACGTCAAATCCTACAAAATCTCAAAGTATTGCTAAAAAGCTTCAAAAATTACGATATTTACGCAACACTTGGAAGAACAAAAATAAGGCTTGACTTTTAAACAAAAATATGCTACACTATACTCCATAGTATTAAGGCACTAAAACAATGACATATATTGATGCTGTTAATAATCTTCTTAGACGTCTTAGAGAAAGAACTGTAACTACAGTTAATGAAACTACTTATTCTTCATTACTTGGTATTCTTCTTAATGACGCTAAAGAAGACGTAGAAAATGCCTACGATTGGTCAGGTTTACGTTTAACCTTGACTGCTGTTACTCAGCCCGGTATATTTAACTATGAATTGAATGGATCACGTAATCGTGGTAACATTATTGATGTTGTTAACGAAGAAGGTGATTACTTTCTTCAGTACAGAACGTCACATCAGTTTAACCAGTATTTCTTGAATCAACCTGTACCTACTGGTAATCCTAAATATTACAGCTTTAACGGTGTTTCCAGTGATGGAGATACTCTTGTTGATTTGTACCCTATTCCTGACGATGCCTACACTTTGTACTTTAACATGGTGTTGCGTCCTGTTGAGCTTGTAGCGGATGCTGACCAATTGTTAGTGCCTAGTCGTCCAGTGTTGTTGTTAGCTTACGCTAAGGCTATTGAAGAGCGTGGTGAAGACGGTGGTGTAGCCTCTACATCAGCTTACATTGCTGCTGAAAATGCTTTGAGAGACGCTATTGCTTTTGATTCTGCTAAACACCCTGAAGAGATGATTTGGCATGAAGTCTAGAAGTGTATTTATTCAATCATTGCCTACGTCTAATACGGTGTTGTACACAGCTCCGCCTAATACACGTGTACGTTGGGTAATGGCATTTCTTAGTAATGGCACAGGTTCTACTATTAGCGATGTTGGCATCACTGTAGAGCACGTAGAAACAAGTCAAACAATACCTGTATTAGGTGCTAAATCTTTTAGCTCAGGTGATTTCTTGTTGTTTGGTGACGGTAACTACGTCATGTTGGACACTGGCGATCAAATTAAAGGCATTGCAGGTGGTGCTGGTATTAGTGTTATTTTAACCCTTGAAGAACTTACTGGTTTGGTAAAGACAGCATAATATGGGCAAGCCATTACAAGCAGCATCAATCGTAGCACCGGGATTTTTTGGTCTTAATACTCAAGAGTCTGGTGTAACCCTTGAAGCAGGTTTTGCATTAACTGCAACTAACTGTGTTATTGACAAGTTTGGTCGTTTAGGTACTCGTCGTGGTTGGCAGTACAGAACTACTGAGCTTGATAGTGTTGAAGGTGATAACGTCAATATTAACCTAAAAGGTTTGCATGACTTTGTTGACCTTGCTGGTATTAAAACGTATTTGTCATGGAGTGAGGATAAGTTTTACAAAGGTTACAATGACCTTACTGAGCTAACGCCAACAACTGACGACACTGTTGAAAATGGTAACTGGCAAGTAGTTACTCTTAACGACAGAGCTTATTATTTTCAACGTGGATATAAACCATTATACTACAGCAATGAAACTAGCTCTGAAGTGTTTGAGATGGTGGAAGACCATCCTAACTATACTGGCACAGTACCGCAAGCGAATACGGTATTGTCTGCATACGGACGCTTATGGGCTGCGGACACGAATCAAAACAAAACTACTGTTTATTTTTCTGATTTACTTGATGGTGCTCGTTGGAATTCTGGCTCAGCAGGTTCTATTAACATTACAGGTACATTTACCAAAGGCAGTGACACTATTGTTGGCTTAGGTGCTCACAATGGTAATCTTATTGTATTTTGTAAAAACAGTATTATTATATTTCAAGACAATGATTCGTTTCAAGCTAGCTTTGATGTAACTACATTGTCATTAGTTGAAGTTATTGAAGGTGTTGGCTGCATTGCCAGAGACTCTATTGAGCATATTGGTGATGACATCTTGTTTCTTAGCTCTACTGGTGTACGTTCATTAGGTCGTACTATTCAAGAAAAGTCACAGCCAATGCGTGACTTGTCTAAGAATATTCGTGATGACTTGTCTACACTGGTTGCTAACGAAGCTGACTTAACAAACATTAAAGCTGTATACGCACCTAACTATGCGTTTTATTTGCTTGCGTTTCCTGCATCAGGATTTGTGTATTGTTTTGATACCAGAGTACCTCTTGAGGACGGTTCATTGCGAGTAACTTTGTGGGACTTTCTTTATCACAAAGATTACTTGTACGACAAAGAAACTAATCAGTTGTTAATGGCTCAGGAAGACGGTATTGCTGAATACTTTGGTTTTCTTGATAATGGTGAAACATATCGCTTTCAGTACTTTACTAATTACTTTGATTTAGGTCAAGGCAATACAACTAAGATTGTTAAAAAGATTGGTACTACACTTATTGCACCACAGGGTCAAGAGTACGTTGTTAAAATTGGGTTTGACTATTCTAACACATACACCAGTTATCCTTACTTTCTTGGTATTAGTGGTGACTTATCAGAATACGGTATAGATGAATACGCTATTGCTGAATACAACGGTGGTTTGTTAATTGAAAACATTAAAGCTCCTGTAGGTGGTTCAGGTGTTGTTCTACAGGCTGGTATTGAAGCAGACATCAAAGGTGCTCCGTTGAGCGTACAGCGTCTTGATGTATTTGTAAAACTTGGACGGGTAATATAACATGGCACAATACATAAAAAGTACTGACTTTGCTGTTAAAGACGGATTACTTACTGGTGATCCTCTTAAGATTGTAAGTGGTACTGAAATTAACGATGAGCTTAATGCTATTCAAGTAGCTGTTAACTCTAAAGCAGACCTTAACAGTCCTACATTGACTGGTGTTCCTTTAGCACCCACTGCTGCTCCGAATGTAAATACTACGCAGATTGCTACAACAGCATTTGTTATTGCTGAAAGAACCAATGCAGCAACGCTAACAAATAAAACTTTAACCAGTCCTAGCTTGACTTCTCCTGCAATGAGCGGTACGCCAACTGCGCCTACGGCTCCTGTAAATACAAATACAACTCAGGTTGCTACTACAGCGTTTGTTATTGCTGAAAGAACTAATACAGCAACGCTGACAAATAAAACACTTAGCACAGGTTCTACGTGGAGTGGAAACACTATTGCTTTAGCAAGGGGCGGTACAGGCGCTACAACCGCAGCTGGCGCTAGGACTAATTTAGGGCTTGGCTCAATAGCTACACAAAACGCTAACAATGTATCTATTAGCGGTGGAAGTATTTCTGGTGTTAGTTTAACAGCAACATCTGCTTCTCTTACAAGTCCGTCTTTGTCCGGAACGCCAACTGCCCCTACTGCGGCGCTAAACACTAACTCAACACAAGTTGCGACAACGGCGTTTGTGCGAGCTAAC